AGCGGGCAGCCGAGTTCATCCGCGCCACAGCCTCAGGGCCACCTACTGCGCGCACCCACTCCGGGCGCATTATGGCCTCGCCGCCGGACAGGGCGAGCGCGCCACCACCGTCGGGCGAGAAGAAGTGGTAGATGTCGCGGCCTGGCGTGTAGCCGGGCAGCACACCACCAGACGCATACCCGGGGATAGCCGCAACCGCCGGCAGGCGGAAAGATAAGCCTAACTTAGACGCCATGCTATCGGCTGTCTTTTTAATTCCGTTGGTGTAGACGGAATTAATCACAAAGTTGATAGGCGCAGCGGCTACGCCCTTCACGCCATTCCAGATGCTGGTCAAGCCATCTTTCATGGACTGGAAAGCGCTTTTAATGCCACTGGCGACCGATGAAACAGCCGTCGAAAGTGCGCCGCTCATCCAGTTGACCACAGAATTAATAGCTGTCTTGATGCCATTCCATGCTGACGTGATAGACGACTGGAGCGACTGCGCGCCGCTCTTGATACCGTCCCACACGCTACTAACTACTGGCTGCACGTAAGACTGGAACCAGCCCACCACGGTATTTACCGAGGCCCTGATGCCATTCCAGACGGCCTGGATACCAGACCACAAAGCATTAGCGCCGCTCTTGATACCGTCCCACACGGCATTAATCACCGGCTGGACGTAAGACTGGAACCAGCCCGCCACAGTCTGCACAGCCGACTGGATACCATTCCAGGCGGACTGGATACCAGACCACAGGAGGCTAGCACCCGTCTTGATACCATCCCACACCGCAGAAATAGCAGACAGCACATAGGTGCTAATCCAATCAACCACCACCTGCACAGCCGACTGGATGCCATTCCAGGCCGTCTGGATGTAACCCCAAAGCGCCTGCACACCAGCCTGAATACCATTCCAGGCAGTCTGAATATAAGGCCACACATAAGTGACAAGAAAATCAGCGATACCCTGGAAAACGGCCTTCCAAGTGTTGATATAGATTGCGACAGCAGACACCACAACCCAAATCGCGATCTTGATACCCTCCCAGATGGCCTTAAACACCGGCAGCACATAAGACTGGAACCAACCCACCACAGTGCCCACGGCGCTCTGAATACCCGACCAGGCGGCATTAATGACGTTACGGAAGGTCTCAGATTTGTTATACGCCAGGACAAGCGCCGCCACCAGGGCGGCAATAGCCGCCACAATAAGCCCGATTGGGTTGGCGTTCAGAGCCGCGTTCAACAGCCACTGGGCCGCAGTATACGCGCCGGTAGCCACCCTACCCGCAACCATGGCGGCCTTTTGCGCCACCCAAGCCGCCGTAGTACGCGCCACCTGCACACCCTGCTGCACAATGCTACGCAGAAAATCACCCGCCAACATGGCTTTAAGCGCGATAGTCTCAGCAAGGTCAGCAGCCTTGGCCACTTTAGACGCCGTCCAAGCCCTGACATTATTCCAAATCTGGACAGTCAGGGCGACCAGGCTAAGGGTGCTGGTAACCGTTTTCCAGGCGATAAAGCCACCCACGACAGCAGTCAAAACGGTTTTATTCTGGATCAGCGAGCCAAAGAAACCCCCTAGCGTACGCCAGAAGGGCGACGAAATTACGTCGCTCAGGAAAGACCGCACGCCGGGAATAACTGATTTAGATAGGAACGACCAGGTATCCTTGACGTTGTCGCGCACAGACAGAATGAAATCAACAAGGCCGGAATCTTCCTCGACACCGAAGAAGCCCCCGTCGAAATCGCCATTAATGGCGAGATTGAAGAAAGACTTCACACCGGGGACAAGCGTGCCAACTACCCAGTTATATAGGGAAATACCAGTGTCTTTAATCTCGGTCAGAGCCGTAATCACAGGCGAATCAGCGGCAAGCCCAAAAAGATTACCATCATACTGGCCAGTGGTGACTAGCTTATAGATGGACTCCAGCGCCGGGAAAAGACTCTTATCGATCCAGCCAAAAGCGACGGTAGCACCATCAGCCACAGAACTCATTAAGCCCGTCAGCGCAGGCTTAATACGGTCAACAATATCCATGCCACCCGTAACCAAAGCCGCCTGCAAATTACCCCAAGCACCCTCAATAGTGCTAGTGGAAGTCGCAGCCTGCTTAGCAACATCAGTGAAACCGAGATCAAGAATGGCCTTATTGAATTCATCCGCCGTGATCTCGCCCTTAGCCATGGCATCCCTGAAGTTGCCGGTGTAGGCGCCATTCTTAAGCAGCGCTTCCTGAAGCTTACCAGACGCGCCGGGGATCGCGTCCGCCAACTGGTTCCAGTTCTCGGTAGTGAGCTTGCCCTGACCGGCCGTCTGGGTAAGCACCATACCCACTGACTTAAACGTTTCAGCATTACCGCCAGCAACAGCATTCAGGTTACCAGCCGCTTCCGCCAGCTGGTCGTAACCTTTAACGCCATTAGCAGCTAGCTGGGCTGTGATGTTCTGGATATCGCTCAGCTCATATACTGTATCATCGGCATACTTCTTGGTGCTCTTCGTCAGCTTCGCAATCTCACCGGACGCAACGCCGGCAAAAGACAAAGAGTTCTTAAACTTGTCTGTGGCATCGCTCGCGTTTATGGCTTCCTTGGCGATATCCGCAAAACCGACCGCCGCACCAAGGGCTCCCATAGCCCCCAGCGCGAGAGCGCCGGCCTTAGCGGCACTCTTAAAAGCACCGCCAAGGCCAGACTCAATCTTGTGCTCAGCAGGCCGGGTATCGACATCGCCAAGCTCCTTGCGGATGGCTGCATTAAGCCCCTTCAGGGACGGCGAAATCTGAATCCACGCTGTCCCCAGGGAGAAACCATTCTCAGCCATTGTCCGCTCCTAACCATGCGCCGCGATCCACCTACGGGCTTTCTCCTCGCGCCTAATTCGATCAGCCTCCGCCTTCTCAAACCAGCCAGGCTCAGGCGGTTTAGCAGGTTTAGGCACGTCATTTTTCTTGCCGCCCGTAGATGTGACAATTATACCCTCGAGACGATGCCCAGCGGCGAAAGTCGCTGCCACCTCGTCTGTCCAGGCCGCCGCGCCGCCCATACGCTTACGCAACAACGACCCAGGAGGCAAATTATCGATCAGCACCCTGACACGACGCAGCGACAGGGCGCCGGTAAAAGCCCCAGTTAGGTCGAGGTGATAGGTGAGCTGGAAGTCGGCCTCCAGCACCTCCCAGTAATCCTCCAGGAAGCGCGTAAGGCCAATCAGTTTCCCTGGCCGATAGCCTGGAAAACCAGCTGCACAAATTCCACAACGCGGGAATAGCGTAATTTGCCAGACTCCTCGCGTAGAGAGTCTAGAGCCGCCTGGCGTGCGTCCTCATCCGGGATAAGTAGAGCTAGCATAGGACGAAAATCGCCGTTATCCATCGACACCATAGCGTCGTAGTCGTCAACCTCAGTAGGGTCCACATCCAGTGAAACGCCCATCACCTCAACATGAATAGGCTGCGGCTCACCCTTATCGGCCTTGGATTGAGCCTCACGGCGGGCCAGCTCGGCTGCGGACGGCTTCTTAGTGGTAGTCATGCTTCTGTTCTCCTAAATCTGCTCTCCAAGGGGATAATTGCCCGCCGTCGCGTCGGGAGAACAGACGCAACGCGACGACGGGAGAATAGGGGGTTAGGCGACAGCCAGGCCGCCCTCATTGGTGAGGAGGACATAGCCATCTAGGACCTCCAAGTTATACTCGTAAGCGGTCAACTCGCCTACTTTGTACGACACGTCGGAGCGCTCGCCCAATTCCAGGCGCTTAAACACATAACGGCGCTGCTTACCGGTGCTGACGTCGAACAGGTCCAGCACGCCGGTCATAGTTTCGACCTTGCGGGAGGTCGAAACCTCCAGGCGGGTAATAGAGTCGGAGCCGGTGGTAACCTTCTCGGTCTTGGTGACACCCAGGTACTGCTTGAGCAGCCCCAGCTTAGACTCAAGCAGAGCCGCCTTCAAAGTGGTGGAGGACTCACTCATGTAAGTCCTCACCACACCATGGTTCTGGTGACCGCGAATCTTATCCGCAGAGTCACTCATACCCAGCGTAAAACCATCCTCGGTAATCCAGCCAGCATCCACCATACCCGAAGGCAAAGCAGTGTTCAGGTTGGTGATGGTGGACAGGTCCAGGCCAGCAGGGCCCAAATATAATGTATCCTTCTCTGAGCCCGCCATAAAGGCGTTGTCAGCGTTGGTCAGTGCCATAACTTGCTCCTAACTTCGCAGTTACTTGGTACGTCGCAGTATAGCGACGCATATCTGTGTCCGGGTCGGACAGCTCAGCTGGGGCAGGAGATTGCACAACAGCAACCGGCCCAGGCGCACTAGGCAGGGCGTGAACAGCATCCCCCACACGGCGGGCAAGCTCACCCGCCCACCAAGACGTGGCGGCATAACAATCAATAGTGATCTGTGCCGTGTACAGCACGCGGTCATGCTGACCAGGGCCACCAGTAGCCAGCACCAGCACATAAGGATGTGGGTCCTCGTCGGTAGTCGGACGGACACCACCCACCGTGGTACCCTCCAGCATATCCTCAAGACCGCGAACAATGCCCGGCAGGCTCAGATAATCAATAACCAGCCTCTGCAGGTCAGGCAATGGGTGGCTCATGCGTGACCACCACCCACCGCACGCTCCAGCACGTGACCGCGCATCTGCCGCTTACGGGCAGCATACGTCTCAGGCAGCACATAGGACCGGGCACGATCCCGACCCACACACACACCAGACGTAAAGCCAACGCCAGCACGCGCCGCAATCTGCGCCGCCTCCCTAGCCAACATAGCCTGCACCTCCTGACTCTTCAGGAGGTCCCTAGCCGCCTTACGGCTGGGCTTAAACCTAACGCTCACGCGGGGTCTCCTTCCGCAGCCTCAAATACACTCCTAGGGGATACTCTACCAGGGACCCGACAGGCTCCCACACACCACCACGCAAACGCACGCGGTCACCCGGCAGCACCTCGCCCCGGGCCCCCCCCCCCCCCCCCCCACACCCGCGAACCCCCCCCCCCCG